GATTTCTGTGTTAAAGTGAATAAGATATTTAAAAACACATGGGTAGATATGCATATGAATAATATAGGACTTGATGATAAAGGCCAAATAAAAATATTTGATTTATAATATAAAAAAATGAGTTTACAAGTGGATACAACAAATTGGATTAAGGGTAAGCATTACCCAGAATGGATGGATGAGATTGCTATTAGTATGATCTCAAAAGGTTATTTATTACCTGATGAAGATGTATTTGATGCATATAAAAGAGTAAGTAAATTTGCTGCTCGCCGCCTAAGACGCAAAGATTTACAACCGTTATTCTATGAGGCGATGGTTAAAAATTGGTTATGTTTAGCATCACCTGTATTGTCAAATATGGGTACTGAACGTGGAATGCCTATTTCATGTTTTGGTATTGATGTAGGTGATAGTATTGAAGGTATTGCTGATGCTAACTCAGAACTAATGAGATTATCATCTCAAGGTGGAGGTGTTGGTATTGGTGTGTCTCGTATTAGAGGACGAGGTAAATCCATTAAAGACAATGGAGTATCAGAAGGTGTTGTTCCATGGTGTAAAATTTATGATTCTACAATTTTAGCTACCAACCAAGGTAGTGTTCGTAGGGGAGCAGCATCTGTTAACCTAAGTATTAATCACCCAGACATTGAAGAATTTTTACAAATTCGTAGACCAAAAGGTGATGTTAATAGACAATGTTTAAATCTTCATCAATGTGTTGTTGTTGATGATACATTTATGGATAAACTTGAGAATAAAGATCCTAAATCATTAAAGATTTGGGGTGAAATTCTTAAAACACGTCTTGAAACAGGTGAACCTTATATCATGTTTGAGGATAATATTAACAATGTTAATCCTGAAGCATATAAAAAGAACAATTTAAAAGTATCAATGACTAACATTTGTACTGAAATTGCTCTTTATACTGATGAATTACATTCATTTATTTGTTGTTTATCATCTTTAAACTTAGCAAGATGGGATGAGTGGAAAGATTATAAGTTTGAAAATGGAATGACATTACCTGAATTGTCTTGCTGGTTTTTGGAAGGTGTGCTTCAAGAATTTATTGATAGAGCTAAAAATATCAAATTCATGGAAAACACAGTTCGCTCAGCTACTAAAGGTAGAGCAATTGGAGTTGGTGTTTTAGGTTGGCATACTTTCTTACAACAAAAAGGATTACCGTTTGTAGGTATTCAAGCAAGTTCTTATACAAGAATAATGTTTGAATTTATTGAACAAGAAGTGCTAAAAGCATCTCGCGCTCAAGCTGAATTGTATGGCGAACCAGAATGGTGTAAAGGTACAGGTTTAAGACATACTCACCATATGGCACCTGCACCTACAGTATCAAATGCTCATATTTCAGGTGGTGTATCACCTTCAATTGAACCTATTCCTGCTAACGTTTATAATCTAAAAACAGCTAAGGGTGTGTTCATTAAGCGTAATAAGATTCTAGAAGAATTACTTACCAAAAAAGGATATAACATTGATAGCGTTTGGGACCAAATCTTAAAAGATCAAGGTTCAGTAGTAAATGTTCCTGACTATATTTTAACTGATGAAGAAAAAGAAGTATTCTTAACATTTAAAGAAATCAATCAGTTAGAGATTGTTCGTCAAAATGGTATTAGACAAAAATATGTTGACCAAGCCATCTCATTGAATTTGACTTTTGATCCAAATGATACACCCAAATGGATTAGTCAAGTACATAAAGAGGCTCATAAACAAGGTATCAAAACATTATATTATTTACGTACTGAAAGTGTTTTAAGAGGAGACAATCTACAACGCTTATCAGACTGCGTTTCATGTGAAGGTTAAAATGAAACAAAAAGTATTCCCATTCTTAATAGCATTGTCAGCACTAGCCGTTAGCGGCAGTGCTGCTTTCTATTCTATAACAGGTTTATCTAAATTATTTGCTGGAGCAAGTACTGAAGTAATTATTATGGCTTCTAGTTTAGAAGCAGCTAAATTAGTAATGGCTTCTTTACTCTACCAATATTGGGATAAATTAGGTAAACTATTAAGAACATACTTAACAATAGCCTTATTAGTACTAATTGGTATTACTTCAGCTGGTATCTATGGTTTTTTAAGTGGAGCATATCAAGACACAGCTAATAAAGCAAGTGTTGTTGATAAAGAAACTCAAGTATATAAAGTTAAAAAAGAACGTTTTGAACAATCTAAAACAGACTACACAACTGAAAAACAAAGACTAGATAATGATATTAGCCAGTTACGAGGCGCTTTAGCTACTGGTAGTACTACTCAATCTGTAGATGCTAAAACAGGACAAATTGTTACTCGTGCTAACAACGCTAATAGAAAAACATTTGAAGCACAATTAAATTCTGCTATACAAAACAAACAAATTGTAGATGATAAAATTGTAGCAGCAAATGATAGTATAACTGCTTTAGATATGAAAATACTAGAAATTGAATCTAAAGCTGAATTAGCAGGTGAGTTAGGTCCACTCAAATATATAAGTAAACTTACAGGCAAACCTATGGACCAAATCATAAATTGGTTTTTACTTGTGATTATCTTTGTATTTGACCCCTTAGCTATATGTTTAGTAATTGCAGCTAATATCGCTTTTAATCAACTAAAACCTAAACCTACACCAGAGGTATCACCCAAAGAATACCAAATATATTCTCCACCGGTTGTTGTAGAAACACCTAAACCTGAACCGTACATGCATCCATCTGCTCCGTTGATTCAAAAAATTAAAAAACGAGATGACGATGATACTATAATCAGATACACCTAAGGTTTGGCTTTGTAGGATTTTGATGTTATATTTAGGTTATGAAAATAGGTACATTAGTAGAATGCATTGATGACAGATTTAGTGCTGAACAGTTAGAAAAAATACCTAATCGTCCTCAAAAAGGCAATCATTACATGATTAGGGAAATCATTGAATTTGGACACTTGGTAGGAGTACTGCTAGAAGAAATTCATAATCCACGTGTAGCTAAATTTAAAGGTCAATCTGTTGAACCTAACTTTAATAGTGAACGGTTCCGAGAAATAGAAGGACTAGATGATTTATATGATGAATTGGTTGAAGAAGTATTTGCAGAAGAATTAATATAAACAATATGGTTACAGCTAAAGAAGTTTTAAAAGAATTTAATCCTACATTTGGTGTTAAAGCCCCTGCCAAACCACCAAAAATGAAAAAATTTAATGTTTTTTATTGGCATAGGCGATACACTACCCATAAGTTTTTACCTAGTAAAGAACATATATGGAATAAATGCAAAAATGGAGATTTTGAATATTCACCATATGGTAAGTATATCAACTATGAGTATTGGTGGATGGCTGAAGAAATAGCAACACTCCGCAACAGCGACAAATCACACCCAGTAAAACAAGAACTAGAACGTGAAATTATATTAAATTATAATAAACGTCTAAAAAATCTTAGACAAGATTTTCAACGTGATGAATTTGAGCGTATGCAAAATCTAAAAGACAGCCTCCGCAAAACATTTGGTGGTACTAAAGCTGATGTTGATGAGTTTATAGAAAAGAAAGCATTTGGTACTACAGATGAAGTAATCAGACAGTACTATGCTTGGATGAGTACCGAGAAAGCTGATACTCTTCCTTTTTAAAAAAGTGAGGAAGACAGTAAAGCCATAATATTTATTATAGAAAATAAATTAATATGGGATGTATTTATAAAATTACTAATCCTGAAGGTAAAATATATATTGGTTATACAACTAACTTTGTTAAGCGTCAAAGTTTTTATAAATTAAATAAAGGTAAAGGTCAAACTAAATTATATGATTCAATCAATAAATGGGGGTGGGATATTCATAAAATTGAAATAATTGAAGAATGTCATAAAGACTATTTAAAATTTAAAGAAAAATATTGGATAGAGTATTATAATAGTAACAGTGATGGTTTAAATTCTAATAATGGAGGTGGAGGTGTTTTAACACACACATCAAAAACAAAAAATTTAATAAGTGAAAAAGGAAAAACTAATAAAGGAAAAAGAAAAATATCTCATTGGAAAGGTAAAAGTAGAGGAAAAGAATTTGCTCTTAATATGTCGTTAACAAGAAAAAATAAACCTAACCCTAAAAACAACAAACCTATCCTCCAGTATGATCTACAAGGTAACTTTATTAAAGAATGGGCTTCAATACAAGAAGCCGCAATAGCTTTAAAAGGTAATCCTTCATCTATTAGTAATGCTTTAATTAAAGGAGAAAAAGCAACTGCTTTAAAAAGCATTTGGAAATACAGTAAATAGATATTATATTATATATTATATAAAAAGTTATGATAAAAGTTAACCATGAAGTTCCATTAGTATTATTAGAAATGTCCAAAAGTTTTAATGATTATGAGTTTATACTACCTCATCTGTTAGACAAATATGAAGAATATAAAAAGTATTTTCAATGGGCTAAAGAAAACAATCGTTATATCATTATGGATAATTCATTACATGAATTAGGCCATGCTTATGATACTGATCGTTTAATGCATTGGATTAATGAATTACAACCAGATGAGTTTATTGTTCCTGATGTTTGGGAAGATATGGAAGCATCAATTAAAAATGCTGCTGAATGGATTAGAATTGCTCTTCCTCCTAATATTCTTAAAGTAGCTGTTGTTCAAGCTAAAAGTATTAGAGAAGCAGCTGAATGTTATTTTAAATATAAAACATTAGGTTATAAGAAAATAGCATTCTCATATGGTGCTGCTTATTATAAAGAACATTTCCCACACCCAACTTCAGCTGTAGCGACAGCAGTAGGACGAGTATCTGTTATAAGTAAATTATATAAAGAAGGTATTATTAAAGATACAGACAATATTCACTTGCTAGGATGTGCTATTCCACAAGAATTCGCTCACTATAGAAACATGCCGTTTATCACTACTATTGATACATCAAATCCTATTATGGCTGCTATTGAAGGTACACTTTATGAACCATATGGTTTAGATCAAAAACCTAAAACTAAAATTGATGATGTTATAGATAGTAAAATTGATAAAGTACAGTTTGGAAAAGTTATTATGAACACTAAATATTTTAGAACAATAAATGGAATATAAATCACTTTATGATCACTTAGGCAAGGCTGCTGGTGGTCAACTAGGAAAACAAGTAGCTGAGGCTGCTGTTCGAGATGGAGTAAAAATCCAAACCCGACAAGTATCTAACCCTAAATATGAAGGAACAATCATGTTATATCCTTTAGATTGGCTTGAAAATTATTTTAATAAACAAAAACAATAAAAGTTATGCAAATGAATATTTTTGATTACCATTCAGATTCCTATCTGTCTAGAACAGCTAACATTTATGAACAGGAATGGAATACAGCAATGTGGAAATTAGCTAACTCACGTCATCGATTGACAGTTGAGGATGAAAATGCAATTAAACAAATCGCAAATAAATTATGAATAAACAAGCAGTATTATCCTTAAGTGGAGGAATGGATAGCTCCACATTGCTGCTTCATCTACTTGCCAATGGCTATGAAGTAACAGCGTTATCATTTGATTATGGACAAAAACATAATGTGGAATTAGAACGTGCTAAAGATTTAGTTAGATATATTAATGAAAATTTAACTAAAATATCGTTTGAAAATGAAATTAAAATTAAAAATGATTTACTATCACTACATGATATAGATTCAAATGAATTTAATACTATGATTAATGAAGTAAAACAGACTAATGGACCTGTCAAACACCAAGTAATCAAACTAGATGGTCTATCCGAATTATTAAATTCAGCATTAGTAACTGGAGGTGAAGAAGTACCTGAAGGACACTATGCTGAAGAAAATATGAAGGCAACAGTAGTACCTAATCGTAATAAGATTTTTAGTTCTATTATTCAAGCAGTTGCATTATCAATTGCTGAACAAAAGGATACGGAATGTGCTATTGCAATGGGTATTCATGCTGGTGATCATGCTATCTATCCTGATTGCAGACAAGAATTTAGAGATATTGATTTTGAAGCATTTAAAGCCGGCAATTGGGGAGCTGAAAAAGTAAGTGTTTATACTCCATATCTTGATACTGATAAGTTTGGTATTTTAGAAGATGGTAACAGCTGTTGTGAGTGCTTAAATCTTGATTTTAATGAAGTATATAAGCGCACTAATACATCTTATAAGCCAATTAATTGGACTTGGATAGATGTGAATGGTGAAATTCGCTCTAAATGGTATTCAGATTACAAATCAGCATCATCTGTAGAACGTATTGAAGCATTTATGAAACTAGGAAAACCAGACCCAGTAGAATATGCTGATGCGGAAGAAGGTCCTACAACTTGGAAAATGGTAACAAATCATGTTAAACAAATATTAGAAAATCATGCCAACATCTAAAAAACGAGGTGGGAAAAAATCCCACAACAAACGAGTAGTAAAACGTAATACAAATATTGCTACTGCCCAACGTACGTATGAAAAACTTTATACTAACGCACTTCAAGAACATTTAAATAGACTAAACCAAGAACAAAATGGAACATCCAAACCCGAAGAGACATCAACAAATTAGTTTTGCTAAATCAGCTTTGCGAATTGTAGGTTATTTGTTATTATTAG